AAGGATGGCGATGCCGACCTTGCCCACCGCCCAGCGAAAGAACGTGCTGTCGATGCGCAGGCTGTCGGCGTTGAATAGCGGGTCGCCCTCGATCTTGACCCTGCCTCCGACCGGCGCGGCGAAGTGGTACGCCAGATCGAAGTGCGGTGAGTTCCAGGCCATCCACTTGGCTACATCGGAGTTGATGCGCTGCCGGGCGGGAAGCTCGTCTGGCCAGACCGAGTGTTCGTTCGACAGATCGTCAATCCCGATGACCAGGTCGCCTGCGGCAAGGTGGTGACGAACAAACCAGCGACCCAAGAACCCGGCGGCGCCAGTGACCAGGACTTTGGTGGTCATCGCGCGACCCAGATCTGGGAGTTCCACGGCAGCCCCGGGTAGGTCAGAACGGTCTTGATGGTCGTGCGCCAACCAGCGGCTTCGATCATCTCCTGGTAGCCCTCTTCGTCCCAAGCCCACAGGTGTTCGTGATTCCCGCCGTGCTCTGGATCACCGATCGGCGATGAGGCCACCAGGATGTCCGCAGTCGCTCGGGCGAGACGAAGAGCCTGGTCGGGAGCTTCGAGGTGCTCCAGCGTCTCGGTCATGACGACCATGTCAACGTGTTTGAAAGCCGTGAGCGCCTCGTAGATGTCCATCTGATGCTTCTGGTGAGGGAAGCTCGGCGACAGCGCCGCAATCTGGGGGCCAGAGATATCACAGAGGAGGGACTCTCTGAATGGCTTCGCCGCGTAAGCCGCGGCCAGGATGGACGCGTCGCCGCACGCCGGGTCGAGAACGGTCTCGGGACCTTGCGAGGCAACGAGCCCCCCGGTCAGGAACGTTCGAATGGCGTGGTCCGGCCAGGCGAAGTTGCTCCGGACGGCGTTGTATTCAGGGGCGTGTTCAGCAAGACGAGTTCGCATCATCCATTCCTGACGCTGCGGCCGATCACCATGTCCGGCCACGGCGCCATCGGGAAGATGACTCGCTCGATCTGCGTGTGCCCACCCAACGTCAACCAGTTGTCCCAGTCGTCGATGGTGTAGGACCAGATGTGGCCAGGCTCGAACGGGGGGTTCGGCTCATGGAGGGGGTGCCCGATGATGGCCCACCGCGCCTGGGGTAGCCAGGCCTTCACGATGGACACCGGGTCATGAACGTGTTCGAGGAACTCACACAGTACGAGGAGGTCGCAGGCGAATGGCTCGACCTCCTCAACGGGCCCGAGCCGAAAGTGCATGTTCGGCCACCGAGCAGCACACGCCACCTCGGCCGCGGGAACCACGTCGAATCCGAATACATCGTGTTCGTCGCTAAACGTCCCGCTAATATCCCCGGCTCCGCAGCCGAGCTCCACGATTTTCAGCCGATCCTCGTGCAGGGTGTCCTCCACGAGCCGCCGGGCCAACTGGATGCGACCTGGCTGGGACTTGTCGAACTCGACCGCTCGGCCATCGGCCAGGTGATACGCAAGCTGTTCATCCCGCGTGCGAGGCCATAGGCGTTGCATGCTCTCTCCGGGGTGAGGGCTGGTTGAGGAGGAGCAACCAGCCCCCCCGGGGGCGTTAGTCCTCTTCGGGGACGTAGGTCAGCGTGGCGTCATCAGCTTCAGTCTGCTGATTGACGGCCGCGATGGTCCACGTCCCAGCGGACGGAAAACGGACACCGTCCCACGTGCCTTCGCCATCAGCGTTGACGCTGAACTCGTGGCTCCGGAGCGTGTCTTCGCCTGACTTGCGGGCCTCCAACCGATAGGTGATAGCGGCGCGAGACGGATACGCCTCGTCGTCGTACGTGCCCTCATCGTTAGTCGCCGCGCCCGTCAAGGTGAAGTGGCAGAAGCCACCCTCAGGGCCTTCGCCCGACGCCGGACGAGCGGTGATTGCGATCGTCATTTCCTTCTCCTTGTCGGCTAGGCACCGACCTGATGGATGCTGAGGGTGACCTTGTTGTGCTCATACGGCACGATGACGTCATCCCCAAACAGATTGTCGGTGTCTTCCACGCACCGCAGGTAGGGGCACTTCGGGCACCGCTCGAAGCGACGCCCAGCTATCTCGACGGGCTGTAACACATGCCCGTCACACAGGTTTGACACGACGTGGCCGTGCCACTCATCCCGTGTCGGATGCCACGCGAACGGCGGCTCTGACACCAGCACTCGATCCCCGCGATCGAGGTGGTGGTTAATCCGTCGGCCGAGGCTCTGGTCTTCATTGCCGTGGCGGCACAGGAAGGCCATGTCGTAGCCGCCGACCTCCAGAATGAGCGAACGCTCGATACCCATGCATCCCGCGTAGCACGAGTACCAGAGGTGATAGTCATTGACGAATGCTTCGCGGCTGGCTCCCTCTTCAGGGTCCAACAACAGGAGCGCCATCAACGGATAGTCGTCGAAGTTGATGTATCGATGGTGGCCCCAGACCACCCGCTGTTCAGGCAGGCGCTCCAGGAAGTCCTCGACGAGGGAGGCGGGGACCGCCTGATCGTCATCGAGCGTGATGATGTAGTCGCTGGTCGCCTCCCAGAACCCGATGTTCCGGCGCAAGACGACGTCGCCACCACCGATTGGATAGTGGTCCGAGCCAAACTCGATGACCTCGACAGCCAGGCCCATCGGGTCCAACTCCTCGATCTCATTCGAGATGACCATGACCCGGTCAGGCTTGACGGTCTGGTTGGCCAAGCCCCAGATGACTCGCTGCACGAGCGGACGAGTCGTGGGGATGACGATGTCGACGCTCACAGCGCCGCTCGAACTCGCTCCAAATCCGCAGGCGCCCGCTCTTGCTCCCAGCGTGCGTAGGCCGCGCCGTCGGAGTCGTACAGCGACTGGGCGTTGACTCGGTTGTAGCCCTCATCCCAAGACGCCTTCCCAGCGAGCGGATGCTCGTGTTCAACGATGACGTCGTCCATGTAGTGCAGGCGATCGAGGTGACCGCCCAGATACATCCAGGCGTTGTCGAGATACAGGTGGCAGCAATCCGGAAGGGCCAGCCAGCCGAGGGCCTTGATAATCGGGGTGCTGACGAACACGTGGGTCGCCAAACGCTGGCGCTGGAACAGATCGTCCCCGTACGCGAACCCAGGTTCCGCCAGAGTCTCGATAACCTTCGCGTCCCAGCTGGGGGTTCGGAACCGGTGGTCGTCACCGACGAACCCGATGACGTCGTAGTCGTCCCAGAACAGTCGGACAGCTTCGTTGAGCGGGTCCGTCATCCCTCGACGGAGGCCCTCTGGAGCCAGGACCCAAGGCTCCGGGTAAGAGAACCGAGTTTCATCATCGGGGTCCAGCACGAAGCCGAGCTTCGTGGTCAACAGGCTGGTGGTCGCTGCGAACGACTTCACCAGCTCGCGCGCCTTCCCAGGACGTCCGCGCGAGGGGCAGAGAACCAACAGACTCACGGTATCTCCAGATTGTCAGGCTTTCGCCGCAGGCTCTGGTTGCTTGGTCTTATCGCCCCCGGACGGTGGCTTGTCCTCCGGGGTTGGCTTCTTGTTGTTCTCCAACACCTCCCGTGCCGTGGGCACCTGGTCCAACCGGACTGCACCGGTCGGAGTGACCATCATAGGAGTGTCGAACTCGTCGCTCCAGGGCTCCAGGCCCTGCTCCTTACGGACCTCGTTGACCGAACGCCACGGCACACCAGCGAGCTGGATCTCCATGACCTTGGCCTGGCTGAGCGTCTCGCGCAGGTTGAGGTGCGTGAACCGGAAGGCGAGGTTGTTGTCGATGCCGCCGAACGCGTCGTCCCAGACGATCTCGCGGGTGAAGTAGTCCTGCAGGAGCGAGAGCACCGGGCGAATACCACGGTCCTCGGTGTTTTCCTGCTGGACCTGGCCTGACGAGCGGTTGACGTCGAACGTGAGGCCAAGATCCTGAGGGCTGAGACCAAACACGGCGCAGATCTTGCGCACGAGGTAGATCTGCCACTCCAGGAACTGCATCTCTCGGTTCGAGTTCCGGAACGGAACGAACTTGGCGTTCTTGGTGCCGCCGATGAAGGCCATGGCGCCCTTGCCCGCAACCTCGGAGCCCCAGTACGACTTGAAGTCTTCGACCTGCTCGGGGCGGGCGCCCTCACCCAGGTCGAGCATCCCGTCGGGGGCCGCGTTGATGACCTGGCGGTGGTTGAACGAGTGGCCGGACAGCTCCGAGTCGATGGCCAGCTTGAGCGTCTCCAGCGGAGACAGCCCCATCGGCCGGTAGGTCGAGGGGTTGGCCATCATGTAGATCATGTCGTCGTTGGTGAACTGAGCGCGCAGGTACCCGTCGGGGTACCAGAAGTAACGCGCCTCCTTGTCGCTGGAACCGTCCCAGATGGAGCTCACCCGTACGGTTCCACCATCGACCGGCCACAGCTGGACCGGCTCGCCGCGGAGCGTACGGACCTTCTCCACCACACCAGCATCGAGAACCAGCAGGTCTTCGATGACCGGCTCGACGAAGCTACGGAAGCTGTCGTTGGCCGGGTTGGGCATGTCGAACAGGTTCTTGACCTTCTTGGCGAGCTCTCGGCTGTAGTTCTTCTCCGGGTCGAACGGGACGATGTCCCATTCGGCGGCCGAAACCTGGGACTTGCGGATAGAGACCGCAGCGCGGACCCACTCGGAATGCTCAGCCCAGTGACGGAAGAGCTGGACGTTGGCCTTGGCGATTTTCCCCCGCTCCTGCATCGTCAGGACGGCGGTGGACGGGATGGCCTTGGGCGTGGTTCGGCGGAAGGCCTCTTTGACCGTGTCGACCCAGCTCATCAGCCACCACCGAGACGGAAGTGTTCGCTCAGCATCTTGTTGACGTGCTTGGCGAGATACTCGTTCTCCATCTTCATGTTCCCGGCCTTGATGGCCTCGTCGTAGGTCATCTTGTGGATCTCGATGCCCTTGAGGATGTTTTCAACGTGCGGGGGAACGTCCCGTGGCCCGTCGCGAAATACCAGTTGCGCCACGGTCAACTCCTTCTGATGGCTCCGAAGAAGAAGCCTCCACCACCGAGGTCCATGCTGAACCCGAGTGCGTCGACCATGTCGTCATGGCCCTTGGGGAA